TCGATGAGTTCGATAAAATACGAAAATTTGAAATGAGGAAGTGAAAAGCGGTGCGAGTCAAGGCGAGCACAAAGGGCAACAACTATCTTGTGCTCAACGTCAACACCGCTGCCAAAACAGTGAGCTTCATGCTCTGATTCTGAAAGGAGAATAATATGACTGCTTTTGATAATATCAGACTTGAAAAAGGTCTCTATGCTTCCGGTGACTTCACCGGCGCACTCGAAAAAATCGACCCCTCGGAGAACTACAGCGGCACCGCTCTTGAGGGACTTGACGCATATCAGCGCCAGCTCAAGCGCTTTGATATCAAGGTCAGCGGAGCGGGCAGCGACGTTGTCGACAAGTTCTTCAAGACCTCCGACTCCGCCGTGCTCTTCCCCGAGTATGTTTCCCGCGCCGTCAGGCAGGGTATGCAGGAGGCAAATGTCCTGCCGCGCATCGTCGCATCAACCACGGTTATAGACTCACTCGACTACCGCTCGATAGCCTGCGAGCCGAGCGACGATGAAAAGGAACTCAAAGTCGTCGCAGAGGGCGCGTTTATCCCCGAAACCAGCGTCAAGAGCAAGGCGAACCTTGTTCATCTGAAAAAGCGCGGACGCTCGCTTGTCGCTTCCTATGAAGCCGTCCGCTTCCAGCGCCTTGATCTGTTCACAGTCACCCTGCGCCAGATCGGCGCATATATCGCGCGCACTCAGCTCAGCGACGCGGTCGATGTGCTCATAAACGGCGACGGCAACGACAACGCCGCCTCCAACACTGCCGTTGCATCCTCAGGCAAGCTCACCTACACCGACCTTGTCAACTTCTGGAATCTCTTCGATCCTTATGAGCTCAACACGATTATTGCCGCTCCCGCGCAGGTCGCGCAGATGCTCGGCATCAGTGAGTTCAGGGACGCTGCGGCAGGTCTCAATTTCCACGCGACGGGCGAAGTTATAACTCCCCTCGGCGCAGATCTTATAAAGGGCTCGTGTGTGCCCGCAGGTAAGATAATCGGTATCGACCGCAGCTGCGCCCTCGAGATGGTCACCACAGGCCCCGTCTCCACCGAGTATGACAAGCTCATCGACCGCCAGCTCGAGCGTGCGGCCATCAGCTCGACGGCGGGCTTTGCAAGGATATTCGACTCCGCCGCGCGCACCCTTACCGTCTGACGGCGGGTTCGGCGCGTTCTTTGCGGCGAAAGCCGGATTCTTTGTGATGGCGATTATCCCAATCAGCACAACGCGGGTGCTGACGGAGAACATTGTCGGATATCTCGACGAGCTTTCGTCGATGAGTTCGGTAAAATACGAAAATTTGAAATGAGGATGTGAAAAGCGGTGCGAGTCAAGAAACGAATATTTTCCGGCGCGGTTTGCGAGCAGGAAGTCTACACGGTTTCTGACCGCACCGCCAATGTCGCAAAAGCGCAGTACAAGCCGGTGCTCCGCACGGACGAGGAGCGCGAGCGCCACAATCTGATGATAGCAAGGCGGAAGCACGCGCGAGTTTTCAACGAGAACTTTTCGCCGACTTCCCTATATTCAACTCTTACATTTGACAATGACCACGAAGTGCACGACTGGGGCGAGGCACGCCGGTTGCGTACATTATATAAACGCAGACTACAATACGCGTGCCCGGAAGCGAAAATCAACCTTTACATGGGACGCGGCAGAAACACAAAAAGAATACATTTCCACATGGTCTCCGACGGCGTGCCGGAAGAGATCATCAAAGCGCAGTGGATCTATGGCGATATCGTGCAGATAGAGCACCTGCGCCGACACAACTATTATAACGGTATAGACCACGGTTGCGATTACACAGGTCTTGCCAATTACTTATTCGACCATTGGACGCCCGAGCAGGGCACTAAACATAGATATTTATCAACCCGCAACATGCGGCAGCCTGACAGCGAGGACGCAAAGGTCGCGCTCCGGAGCTACAGCCCGGACAACCCGCCGATCGCCCCGAAGGGCTATCGCCTTGTCGAGTGCATTCAAAACAGATTCGGATATATGTGTTTTAAATACATAAAGGAGCCCGAAGACGAGCCGCCGAATCAACCGAGAAAAAGGAAAAACTGCTGACGGATGTCAGCTTTTTAAAGCCTTGTAAATGTGTCAAGTTTCGCGACGAAGAGGAGGAAAACAAAATGAGCGATTATATTGATCGTGCTGCACTCGGGATAGGCTTGTGTAACCGAGATATTTTTGAGAACAAGGGTTATGCGGACGGCTGGAATGCCGCTGTTAAAATTTTAAAAGAAGCTCCCGCCGTAGATGTTCCAGAAATTGTCAGATGCAAGGATTGCGAACATTATGAACTTATGAAATCTAACAACTATCATTTTTGTAACGAGTTCGGCGGGTATGTTACTGAAAAAGATTTTTGCAGTCGAGCGCCAAAAATGGACGGAGGCGATAACAATGCGTGAGATACTTTTCCGTGGCAAAGGCGATAAAAAATATAATGATGGTATGTGGTATTTCGGTGTGCCTATTCGCTGTTATGACAGCGACTGGCAGATTTGCACCGATAATAGCAAAAGGACGGTAATACCTGAAACGATAGGGCAGTACACAGGTCTTAAAGATAAAAACGGAACAAAGATTTTTGAGGGCGATATAGTAAAGAGATTTTGGTTCGGCAAAATGTGCATTTATCAAATTGACTATGAAAACGGTCTCGCAAGTTTTATCGGGCGAGCGGGCATGGAATATACAACATTTGACTATGATTCGGAAGAGTTTGAGGTTATTGGCAATATCTATGATAACCCCGAGCTATTAGGAGGTAACGGATAATGCCGAGAGATAAGGATTTGCCGAAAAAATATGATATTCCCCGCGAGCGGTATCGGGAGCTGAAATATTTCTGCTTGCAGTATCCACGAAAAAAGGAGCGGGCAAAAGATACATATGCTTTATCGGCGGCGGCTCCATCCGGGATGCCGTCCGCTTCGGGCTGCTCTGATCCGACGGCGAAAAGGGCAGAAAGCCGGGAACGGGAAAAGAAAGATGTCGCGCTAATTGAGCGGTGCGTGAAGCTTGCCTGCGGCTCTGATGTCGGACTGATAACACCGTTGCTCAAGAACGTCACGCAGGGGACGCCGTATGAATATATGCCAGTGCCGAGCGGGCGCAGGCAGTTTTATAATCTCCGCCACAAATTCTTTTGCATCCTCGACCGCGAGCAAAAATAAAAGAGTGCACAAAGGGGACCAACTTGAGCCTATAATGGGTATTGTAGAGTACTCTGATAAGCGAAAAGCGCGGAATTCCGGATTTTTTGAATCACTGGAGGAAGTGTAACTTGGAGTACTTAGACAAGATATTTCCCGGCGATGGTATCGCCGGGATGAAAATCTATCCTGACAACAGCATTGATATGATTCTTTGCGATCTACCATACGGTATGACGGACTGCGCGTGGGATAACGCGCTGGACTTTGGCCTTTTGTGGTCGCAGTATTGGCGGATTCTGAAAGACAACGGTGCTGTGGTGCTTACGGCCGCACAGCCGTTTACGACCGACGTCATTAACAGCTGCCGCCGATTTTTCCGCTACTGCTGGTATTGGCAGAAAAATATGCCGACCGGATTTACCTTTGCAAAATATCAGCCGATGCGCTGCATCGAGGATGTTTGTGTTTTTTACAAAAAAGCACCAACATACAACCCGCAAGGCATCAAGCATCTCGAAAAGCCGATAGTTACAAAAGGCAAACGCGAAACGGACGGCATCTACAAAGACAGCACTCTCGGTAGGGACTCGCTGCGATATGTGACCGGATATCCTCGGAATCTGCTACAAATCAACTGCGAGCGGGGCTTGCACCCGACGCAAAAGCCGGTCGCGCTGTTTGAATATCTCATCCGCACATACACTAACGCAGGCGACACTGTGCTTGACAATTGCATGGGGAGCGGGACAACCGCTATCGCCTGCATCAACACCGGACGGCACTACACCGGTTTTGAAAAAGATGAGCGATATTATCGCGTCGCTCAAAACCGGATCGCCGAACGGCTGAAACAGAGTTCTACATAATTCTTTTCTCCTTTCTTCCCGCCTCGCCCTGCGGCGGGTTTAATAGCAGGGCTTTTTATGCGGAGCTTTCAGGCGATATGCGCATAAGTGCATTAAAGGTTCGAGTCCTTTGTTCCGCTCCAAAACCCATTTATAAGTCGCTGCCGCCAAGAGGGCGAGGAAGCGCGAGAAGTTAAGTATCGGGCGTTCCGGGACGAATCGGGCGCACAAGTTTGCGGACGGTAAAACGATGGCTGATGACAAGACGCAGCTCGGGCGGCACATATGGCAGCATACGGTTATCTCCGGGGCTCCCATCCCCCGGAGGCGCGGTTTGACTCCGCGCGCCGCCAACACCTTCATTTGACGCACCTCTCTGTGAGCCGAGAGGTGCGCTTTTACAGTCCGTTTTGTTGGACAGTGAAAACTTGAAAGAACTTTGATTTTGTGATATACTCGAAAAAAAGACGAGGGAGAATCACGAAATGAATGTTTTTAAGGTCGGAGAGGAAACACACATCCTCGACGGATACAACGAAGATTGCACCGTGTTTGAGGTCGATGAAGCGGGACTTAATATTTTTTATTACTACAGCTCGCCGACCGAAGAAGAAATGCAGGCTTTTGAGCCCGGCGTTCCCGGTGAAATTCGCTTGGCAAGAATAGACGATATACTTTTCCTGTTCTGCAAGCTCGGAACGCTTGCCTGGGCGGAAATGCCGTATGCTATTCAACTTAGCAAGCTGACAAATCTTCCAAAGCCGGAAGAGGGCGAGGGTTACAACCTTACGATCATGCTTATTGATCGGGATACTTCAGTTATCAAAAAGATTCGAACGGTCGGTCTCAGCACGAAATTTTCGGAAGCGTTTCGGACGGAAGCGTCAAAAGACATGGCAGATGTTCTTTTTGCGCCGACGTACCGCATGCATGTGCGCGAGATTCAAGCTGCATATCCGACGTGGCTGCTTGTTGCCAAGAGCAGAGTAGGATATGAGTTTGGCGACAAAGAAAAATAACATGAGCAGCCTTTTAGGCTGCTTTTTTCATGGTGAAAAAATGGAGCACAAAGTATTTACTCAGCCGAAAAAGCGGCAGAGTTTTAACATTATGCGTGAAAACGCGATAATAGAAGACCTGACTCCAAAGCTTCCGGAAGACGAAAGCTTTGTGTATATTACATCCGGCGGGTTCAGCTCGATTGCCTTTATCGTTTGGATTACCGGTCAGACGCGCATAAAGAGTCTGTTTGCGTCAACGCTGCGCGTCGGTGTTCGGCAGGCGCAAATGCTTGACGGTCTGCGCAATGATGGCAGATTGGACAAGGTTGATTTGCTCGTCGGCGGTGCGATGAAAGATAACTGCGAGCATAATCGCGGGTATGGATATCTCGAGCAGATAACAGACATATTCAACGCAAACGGTTGGACCGTGAATATGTATAACAACCATTCCAAGGTGATGCTTTTCGATACCGATGCCGGAAAGTTTGTTATCGAATCTTCCTCAAATCTTAACGAAAATCCAAAAGTTGAGCAGTTCCGCTTGGAGAAATCAGCGGAACTGTTCGAATTTTACAGCTCGTTTTTTCGAGAAATAAGAGATGAATACAAAAAAATTATTTAATTTATAACAGCATTATAAAACTCTCACGCGCGCGACAAATTAAAAGCCTTTGTGACTTTTATAAAACAGAGGGGGTGGCAAAGTCGAATGACAGAGCGGATGATTGCTTTTTGTGATGAGTTTGTTAAAAGAAAAAGAGCATACGGGGCAGCACGCGAGTCGGCTATTGCTGCCGGTTATTCCGAAAGGTCGGCGGCGACGATGGCGACATATATTTTAAAACGCCAAGATGCGCAGGAATATATGGCACGGCGAGAGGAAGAAATCGCGGAGAGTATCCGGCGTCGCTTTTTGTATGATGCCGCCGATGCCCAGGAAGCAATGGCGGGAATTTTGAAGAAAAAGTATGCCGATGACCGTGATATTATCGCGGCCGCAAAGGATATTCTCGACCGAGCGGGTTTTACAGCGGTTGAAAAGAAAGAAGTCTCCGTCAACGCGCCGCAGATTATCGATGATATAGGGGGCGGCTAACATGGCCGTCAGGCTTACTGACATAATCGCGCCGTCGTTTTACGAAGTGCATCGCGATGTGTGTGCTGGGCAGCATACGCACTATGTGCTTAAAGGTGGGCGCGGAAGCACGAAGAGCAGCTATATATCGCTTGAAATTGTCTGCGGCATCATTAAAAACCCTGACGCGCACGCGATCGTGTTCCGCAAAATTGCAGACACGCTGCGGGACAGCGTTTTTGCACAAATGCTGTGGGCTATTGATAAACTGGGCGTGTCGCAGTATTTTAAAGCGACGGTCAGTCCGATGAAAATCACATATCTGCCGAGCGGGCAAACGATTATGTTTCGAGGTCTTGACGATCCGATGAAAGTCAAGTCCATAAAAATCCCGTTCGGCTATTTTCGTTATATCTGGTTCGAGGAATGGAATCAGTTTTCCGGGATGCGGGAAACTGATAACGTGCTGCAGTCGGTCATGCGCGGCGGCAGTAAATTCGATGTTTTTTATTCATACAATCCCCCCGAGTCGCTGCGGGCATGGGTGAATGATGAGGTACGCGTTGAGCGCGCCGACCGCCTGATACATCACAGCACATATTTGACTGTGCCGCAGGACTGGATAGGCGCGCCGCTGCTGTTGGAGGCGGAGCACCTGAAACAGCACTCGCCGGAACGGTATCGGCACGAGTTTCTCGGGGAAGTTACCGGCACGGGCGGCGAGGTATTCCGGAACATCAGTATCCGACCCATCAGTGCCGAAGAGATTGCGCGGTTTGACCGTATCAGGCGCGGCATAGACTGGGGCTATGCGGTTGACCCGTTTGTTTTTATATCATGCAACTATGACAAGCCGCGCAGGCGGCTGTACATATACGACGAGATATACGCGGCGGGCATGAGCAACAGACTGGCCGCCGACCGTATAAAATCTCGCGGAGCTGTCGGCGAAATTATCGCAGACTCCGCCGAACCGAAGTCTATAGCGGATATGTATGAATACGGCCTGAGAGTCAGAGGCGCACGCAAGGGTCCGGACAGCGTGAAGCACGGCATAGAATGGCTGCGCGACCTCGACGAAATAATAATAGATCCCGCCCGCTGTCCAAACGCGGCGCGGGAATTTTCATCGTATGAGCTCGAACGGGATAAGGACGGCAATTATAAGGCGAACTATCCCGATAGAGACAACCACACGATTGACGCCACGCGCTACGCCACAGAGAACGACCAGCAGAATGTGAGGGTAACTTAATGATTAACAATATGGACTTGATAAGAGAAAAGCTCGCGTATCACCATACGGCTACGGACGATGAGATTATCAAAACCGTGCTTAAAAATGCGCGGGAAGACCCGGAGTATCTGGCGGCATGCGAGGGACTCCGGTATTATCGCGGTATGCAGGACATTCTGCAGAAAGATTTTCGCGAGACGGTCGTTTACGAAGAAGACGAAAACAGCCCGGCGGGTATAAAGCGCGGCGGTGTTAAGATAATCAATGAAAACAATTCGAATCACCACAATGTGCATAATTTCCATGCGCTGATGGTCGATCAGAAAGTCGCGTACATCCTCGGCAAGCCGCTTTCCGTCTCTGTCGAGGGCGCAAATGACGGAGCGGGCGGTGCAGATGAAAGTCTGAAAGCTTTTGAGGACGCTGTCACCGCAGTGACCTCCGACGAGGCTTTTGTGGACATGCTCCCTGACCTCGCGACAAATGCGTCAAATTGTATCGTCGGATGGCTGCATGTTTATTACTCGGCAGCCGGCAAGCTTTGTTTTGTTGTTATCCCGACGACAGAATGTATTGCCTGCCGCGATATGAGCTATCAGCAGGTGATTACCGACTTTTTCCGCCATTATAAAATAACCGTCGTGCAAAACGGCACAGAGACGGAGCGGGAGCGGGTAGAGTGGTGGACTGCGACAGGGGTAAGGCGCTATATCGAAAACGATGCCGGAGAGTTCGTGCTCGAAAGCAACAGCCCGCATTGGTATAACGAGCAGATAATCAACGACGAGCGCGTTTCGGTTGAGGCGAAGTCGTGGGGAAGAATTCCGTTTGTGCCGCTTTATAACAACTCTGCGCATCAGACCGACCTTTCGCGCATCAAAGGGCTACTTGATGCATA